TCAGTGCCCCGTTTTCAGGGAGTCGTACTGTCGCTCACATGTGAGTCCTGCAGACCGATATCGCTCAGCCTCTTCTGCTGCTGCGATGTAAACTCGGTTGCTTTCTTCAAGCATGTCGGCGAGCACACCGATGACCTTGCTGGCTGGCGTGCCAGCGGGGAAAGATCCGGTATAGTGTTCGGCGAGTCGCTTGGTTTTGTCAAGCTCGGCGCGCAGGCCGTCAGCAGCGGTATTAGCATGCTCAGCATCAACACGCGCCACATCGATACGGGATTGTGCTTCACGTTCAATTTGTGTTTTCTCCTGATCACGTTGTGACCTGGCCTTATCATCAGCCTGTTTCTGATCTGCCTGCGCCTGTGCATACCCGGCATCGTACTGGCGGCTGCCGTGTACATTCCAGGCAACCATGCCGCCGAGCACCGGAGCAGCAAGCATCACCACGATAAGCAACTGTTTCCAGTACGCTTTGATGAATGCCCAGATCATACCGCCAGCACCTTACTGGCGGTGATGTACCGCGCGCGCCGGTCGTCGATGCCGTTCTGCCCGCCATTGATGATCTGCGTGACGCGCACCAGGTCGCCGGTATACTTCATGCATCCTTTAGTGGCGAAGAACCACGCCGCGCTGCGGGCCGCGTATTCGTCCTGCGCCAGCAGCTCTGGCTTCTGCACCAGATCTACCTTCAGGCCGTTGCCACAGTCGCGGTAGTTGTTCAGGCCGGTGATCTGGATAAGCCCGCGCCCGCGGTAGAACCAGCCGTCAGTCGGACCATTATTTCCCATGCGTTTGCTGTACACCAGATTGGCGATCGCACGCTGGCGCTCCAGCGGTAACGATGGTTCACCAGCACGGCGGCCCAGCGCGTTGGCCTGGCCCTGAGTGAGTCGCCCGGCACGGACGAATCCCGCCAGCCCGGTCACGCTGTAGTTGAAGTTCTCCTGCAGCCGGGTAAAGCCGCCAGACTCATGCCCCACCTGCGCGATAAACATCGCCTGGTGAAGCGGTTGCTCGATACCAAACTCTTTCATGGCTGCAGTAATATGCGGGAACCAGCGCGCGGCCAGCACCTCACTGATACCAGTTGCACGCTGGAATTGTTTAATGTCCATGCTGGGACCTCGTTATCTTGAAAATTTGTACCACGTTCCCTTTTGTCTTGATGAGCGCAGCCAGGAACACGGCTTTGATGATGATTTCTGACCAGTCGGCGCTGACGTAGTACCCGTAAAACGTTCGGATAGGTACGCTGGCAGCCACGACGATCAGGATGTAGGCGAGCCATCCACCCCACCAGCGATGGCGTGACCCGTCACGGCGGAACAGAAGCACTCGGATTGCTATGCCGCCGCAGATAGCGGCGTTCAGGATGAGAAGCAGATCAGGACCGGTCATCGTCTTTTCTCCCCGGGATCAGGTCGCGTGGATTTCCAGAACGGTGATACAGCCAGGTACCGATACCAACAGCAACGATTGAAGAAACAAACGCCCCTGCTGAGTACGCAACCCCTTTCTCAAACATATCTGTGGTGATGCCAGGGAAAGCGGATGCGAAGCCGATGAGAAGTGTTGCTGTCGGTTTGTAGAAGAGAAGGCCGCAGAAGAAGCTGAGGAACGCCAGAAGTAACCGCCGCTTTATGGGATACTCCACTGCCGAGGTAACGAAAATTACCGCACCAGCAAGCGCCCCTAAAGCCACCTCAGGCGGCACACCCGCGACCACAGACATAAGCGCGCTCAGGCTAAGCCCCTGATTCAGCGATTCCGTGGTTAACGTGTGCGACATAGTGACCACCGTTTAATGTGCATAAAGAACCCCCTTAGTTGGTGAGTTCATCATACACAATAAACCATATGTGGATTAAAAAACCTCAGACTACTCCTATCGAAATTACCTTAAAGGTGATAAAGTCATGCTATAAATATATGTCTTTCATGGATCATGGAATGAAAACGTTAAATCATAGCTACTTATCACGATTAGACCATCTACGGTTCTTTGCTGTTGCAGCGGTAATAATCTACCATTGCAAGGGAACAATGCCACATCCAAATCAAATAAATTCATCGTGGGATATTATTAAGCTTTGGATTTACTCAGGTAACATTGGCGTAAGCTTATTTCTTGTCCTTTCCGGATTTTTGTTTTGCATTATTTCTGAAGCTGGCAAACGCCATATAGCATACGCTCCTTTCATCAAAAACAGGTTGTTGAGGATTGCCCCTCTAACAATATTCATGTTCTTTATCGCGATTACAATGAATAAGGCTGGAGAAACACAATTCGATGTTTTGAGGCTTTTGACGCTGCAACTCAATACAGGCAATGCTATGACTGGCTGGGGTGGTGAGTTTTACCCTATAGGACAAATTTGGACAATAGCAGTGGAGTTCCAGTTTTATCTTATTTTTCCTTTTCTTGCTACCATAATGCATCGAGATGGTTTGAAAAATATTATTGGCTTGATAATAGTATTAGTACTTGTTAAATGGTCATTGCTTGTTTTTAATGGAGTAAAGGTTAACAATAATCTTTACCATTCAATCATCGGTAGATTAGACCAATTCCTGATAGGTATGGTGCTGGGATTCATTTATATTAATAAAACAGTAATTAAAACAAAATCAGTCTCATTATTAATGATAGCGGCATCTATCCTTCTATATACTTACTACTCTTTTGTAAAGTACAAGGTTATGCATTTTTTCCTCCCGCTATCTTTTACATTTGAAGCGCTAATATGCGGGTTATTAATTTATGGATACATTACTATACCTTCGACTTTTAATAAAAAACTAGATTCAGCTTTGTCATTTTTAGGCTCGTTGACATTCTCAATGTACCTTACACATTTGGCTGTAAGCAAAATGTTATACGGAACAATCCTCGATGTCACAAACTCACCATTTGAAAACGTATTTAATGCTATTGCATTTGTAATCCCTGCTACCATCTTGGTATCAATACTGACCTATTATTATATCGAAAAACCTTTCTTAAAAATGAGAGTCAAATACCTTGACTAATTACAAACCCCCGTCTTTACAACGGGGGTTTTATTTTCACAACCCTCTAAAAGTCTTAGCTAGTTTTTTTGCAACAAAAGCTGCTCCGCTTGAATTAGGATGTAAGTTATCTATTGTATATGAACCAATATTTCCAGAGTTAAATTGAACAGATTCTGCACCATTAATGTACCCCACCCCTAAAGAGTTGCATACATACTCGATAGCTCTAGCATAATCCGACAAGCTAAGGTTTAGGTTTGGATTCCAACCATTCAAACCGTTCCAGTTTACGCCAAGCATCGGGGAAACAAAAAATACAGGATTGCCTGGAAAAGAAGCAAATTTGTCAATTGAGGCCTTAACCGCTAGATAAGTGTGCCGATAAAAGGTAACAGCACCTGGCGTCAACATATCAGCAGGCGCACCTAGTGCCGTGTCTAATTTAAAATCATTAATTCCTGCCATAACTATCAGCCCGCTATTAGCATCAATTCCAGCCATAGATGTAATTTGACTGGATATATCACTCATTTTTGCTCCACTTACAGCTGCGTTGTTTGCTATGGTTGCATTGAGAATCCACCCTAATTCTGTGACATATGAAACAGCTCCTGCGCCGCCAGCCCCTGCAGTGATGCTATCACCCGCGAAGTAAAGTCTTCTTCGATAGAGAGTGTAATCAACTGGGTTCGGTGTACCCTGTAGTTCGTATATTTTATTCCTAGAGTTCCATACAAGCTTGAAAACTCGTGTATTTGTAATGCCAAACCCTATAGAAAATGGCCTATCTATAGCATTTCCAGATACTTGCATTCCAACATTATCCAATCCAGAAAAAACTGCCAAGTAGAAATAATCACCACCCTTTTGATTTATAGTCAAGGTGACTTTATTATTTCCACAGTTGTAAACATAGTTGCATTTAGGGACTAAGGTCTGAGATGTTGTGATGCTTGTTGAGTCAGTTCCAACAGGAGAGCCGAAGAAAGGCATCAGATCATCAGAAGACATTACTGATTCGGCTGCTGAGAAACTACTTATTGCTCTGCTTGACTCTTTAATATTACTGCAGTTCAGCACAGTACCATGCCTTAACGGCCATGGACATTGCACAAGCACAGGTGAAGTCCATGATGTTAAGTCTGAACTATCCATGTAGTACATAAATCCAGTTACATGGTATGCATCAGCATACATTCTCCATGTATTAGTCCTGTTGAGATAAACAAGTGTTGGCCCCTCTAACTCCATGTTTACTGTGCTGGCGCTGTAAACGTACTTCCTTGTATATCCGCCGATATATGTGCTTGATGTCCATACTTCCAAGGTATGGTTAAATTGATCACCACAAACCATGATAAACCCACCAGCGGGGTTTTCATGTACTTCGAAATCATATCTTGGGAGACTAGTATCCTGTAGAAGCAGGACTGGAGAGTCAAAGGTTAGGTTTTCTATATCGTTACATCTGCAACTAAAGCCTGCCATATAGAATATAGCGCTACCGTTTTTATCTACAGTATTTGCATTGTATGTGACGGATAACTGGACATAAAGTTCATCATTTATAACACTGAATGAAGGAGCCCAGATGATAGTAATTGTAGGTATGTTGCCACCAATAACACTGCCAGGTTGACCTTTGAGTAGCGCTGGCCCGGCAAAGCACTTATGTTGAGTCCAGGTTATAAGGTCGTCACTAACAAAAACCAGAAAATCAGCGTCTGTTGTACCTTCATTCGTTGAGCCACCGGTAGTTGCTGCCGCATACCATTTCCCATCAAAATAAGTGATGCATACATCACGATTTCCTACTTGTTTTCCGTCGGTAGAAACTAATGGATGCTTATTCAATAAGTTGAAATTGGCTCCGTCGTGTGATGAGTAAATTCTTAATGAGTCATCGTCAGTATTTGTGAAGAATGCTGCAACGAGATAATCTTCTGCCTTGATTGTTTTTTTATCAAGTTCTGTTTGAAGGGTTGATGGTTGTCCATCAGGATCTACAACTCCAATCAAATCACCGCCAGTTGGCTTTGCAAGTTCTATCAGAACGTCAGTTGCTGAACCAGATGGGGGCAACGTCACCACAGGATTACCCGAGTTGTCGAAGGCTACTATCTTATTCGCCCTGATGGATGCGCCAGGCAATGAAGGAATATTCTCTGGAGTTCGCAGCGTGCGGTTAAGATTTGAATTCGCCAGTGCATCAACATAGTTCTTTGTGGCCGCGTCCTGGGGGTCTCTCGGGTCGCGCAAATTTCTGATGTAGTTGTTCAGCGCGTCATACCAGTTGGCAACGCTCGAAGGTTTGCGAAGGGCCAAGCGGAACACGCTGTAAGCCTGCTGGATCAGCATTGTCAGCTTATCGAAAGCATCCTCATGCACCTCTGCGAAAAACTTACCCTGGTTGCGCAGGTCGGTTTCCTGCGTTGGCTCCAGTTCGCGGGCAATAGAGATCTGCCAGCCATTCGCCAGCGGTGCGGTGAGAACCACGTTACCGCCGTTATAGCCACCGGCATTCGTCACGGTGTAATCCGTGTCCAGCACCAGAACAGTTATGTTTTCGTCAAGATCGACAACCGAGACTGCCAGATCTGTTTTCTTGAATATGCGGAAGGTATACGGGAAAGATGTCGTAACGCCGTTCCCGGTGTAATCGTTATGGTCAACTACGGTTGATACCGTCATGGCCTGTCTCCAGTAAAGCAGCGCCCGGCGCGCGTGCATCATCAGGACAGTTTATTACCTGGTAACCCTTATATGAATTGAATGAATAACAAACACAGAACTTATTACCTTTTGGGTAAATAGCAAAACGTGCTGGATAGTGTTTCGAACTTTTGCTACTGTACATTTATACAGTGAATGTATGGAGAATATCAGATGCAACGTCAGTATCATCACCCGCTGGAAAAAGGATTTGCCGAACGAATACACACGCCGGGAGGCGTCCGCTCCCTTGTTGAAGATTCACACCTGATGACGTTGCTGCGCCAGTTGGGTGACGATGGCTTTAATGTTGATGGCCCAATGGCAGAGCTGACTGCCCTGGTGAACTATGTCACCAGCTCGCAGATGTCCATGAAGGATCTGCAAATGCATCTTGATTACTGCGCTGAGCAGCTGAAGAAGCAAACCAGATAGGGTTTGTAATTACCAATATTTCATGCAATCATTACCTTTACGGTAAATTTACATTGCATAAATCTTGTGCCATAGTAATCAGGCACTGGCAAAATCCAGTGCCGGGATTGGTCTCCCGGATTATCTAAGTGGCGCATACCACGCCAGTCGTGGTTTTTTTATGCGTGTTGCACAGCTACATCCAGTTATGGTGGGCTGGGCAGGGGTCCGCAAGGACGCCGGTACCACTTAGGCCGGTAAGACCAACTCTGTTCAGTTCACCACCAGTCAGATTGGTCTCTGCGGTGGTGAAATATTTCACTAAGTGGAGATATTCTCATGGCAAATTCTCAAGCCGCAGTGTTCAAATTTGAATCAAATGACGCAATCCGTTCTGTTCTGATCGATGGCTCCCCGTGGTTTGTTGCACAGGATGTATGCACAGCCCTCCGTATTCAGAACGTGACCCAAGCCCTCGATAAACTTGATGACGATGAAAGGTCTATGCTCAATATAGGGCATGAGCACAGGTCAATTTTTGATAAACGAGTTAAGGAAATTAACATCGTATCGGAGTCCGGTCTCTATACACTGATCCTACGCTGCCGCGACGCGGTTACGCCTGGCACTATCCCCTACCGTTTCCGCAAATGGGTCACTGGTGAAGTTCTTCCGCAGATCCGCCAGACCGGGCGTTACGTTCGAGAAGAGCTATCACCAGCAGATAAAGCACAGAAGGTTGTCGCCAGCTTTATGCCAGCTATACTGGAAGCGATGAAGTCGGAAGGTAAGCAGGAATATAACGTGCCTTTGAAACCTGGCTATCGCGAGCACATTCATTCACCTGAAGGCGTTCTCGGCCTGACGGAGCACTCACTGCTGATGAACCTGCTCAACCGCATGCAGGACGACGGGCACGACGTTTCCGGCGCGGCGGCCGAGTTCACAACAATGGTGAGCTATATCGTCGGCGTCAGTAAATGCCTGAACGATATCCGCACCCACGCGCAGTACATCACCAAAAACACAGCTGCGTTCTGATATGAAAAAGGCCGCTTCGGCGGCCTTTGTGACATGTCACGAGCTACCGGTTTTAATCCATTTAATAACTCTACCTATCGTCACGTCGTAGAGGTATGACATCAGCATACCAACGATGAATAAAAAGAATCCGGTCAGCATTAATATGCTGAAATCACTGCTCCATGTATGGAATGACAGACTCGTAATTATGGAGTCTGTAAGTTTGTCCAACCATATCAGAATGTACTGATAAGCCTTTGGAGATTGGCTGTATGGATTCCAGAAAGTTGTGTATTTATAAGTTCTTATCAGGCTTGCTGTCAGCATGAATAGAACACCAATAATAACGAAAATTGCTCCAATCCTTTTTGTTGGAGTATTTAATTTTTTCAATTGCCCACCGCCTTCCCTAAATCTGGCGCTCTACGCGGCGTTGTCTCGCCAGGCTCCCACCAGCTCGTTGTGTTAAATTCCCGCTGCGCGCGGTCCCTTACCCGGTCGTTGTATCCTGGGTTTGCCATCTCCTGAAGTTGTTGCAGTATCAGGTGATTGGTGATGGCCTTAGCATACCAGAGGTTGGCGAATGGTGTGATCATGCGGGCCGTCTTCAGCGCATCAGCACCGAATGAAGTTTCCTCCCCCTGCAGAGCCTTCTGCGGGTTTGTGATCAGCAGCTTGGTTAACTGCTCGGCAAAGCTCAGCACCGGGCCGCCAATTGTGGCCGCGATACTTGAGCCATATTGCGTATGGTCCTGGAAGAGGAAATCTCCGTAGATACCGAATGAACCCCCTTTCAGCAGCGCCTGTACCCATGTCGTTGGCTTGGACATGTCGAGAGGGTCATTACCGGTCAGCATACTGTTCATCTGGTTGGCGAACATTCCGGCCAGTGTCGTGCCAGCGATGTAAGATGCCAGGAACTTGATGGCAGGCACCGTGTCCAGATCCTTAGAGCGGTTCACCAGCTGGCGGAACCCGGCAAACGGCGTTGTTTTGAAGAGCATGAAGCTCTTAATCAACTGCCCGGCATCGTCACGAGCGTAAGTGTCAAGGCCGGTGGCGGTCGTTACAGCGCTGGTCATTTCACCGTGAGTGATACCCAGCAATTTCTGAGCTGCTTCGGTGCGGGCGTTTCTCACCATGCGCGTGATGGTCTGCTCTGCTTCTGCGTCGAATGCTTCTTTCATACGCTTCAGACGTTCCGAAGGAAGATCGCCAAGCGCGGCCAGCGCTGCTTCACTCCCGGCGCGCACCTGTGCAATTCGGTCTGCCATTATGCCGGTGATCACGTCATCGGGAACGGCGTAGATCGCATCAGGCGTCATACCCATGTGACCGGAGGTAGTCATTGGCTGTAGGTCTGCCGCTGCCATGATCGCCCAGTCTTCATTGCTCCAGCCTTTGTTGGCAAGGATGGTTTTATCTGACCCTTTCACATCGTCCAGCGTCTTAAATTTGCGGGTCAGTTCGCCGATATTTTTGTACATCAGCAGGCCAAACGCCGCTTTGTTGGCACGGTCCATAGCGATCAGACCTGACCACTTCAGTGTCTTCTCAGCAAACCAGCCGGTTATACCGCGTGACAGGTCAAAGCCACCCATCTTCGAGACGACAGCAGCATGGGAATCCACCAGCAGGCCGAGCTCAGCATTAGCCTTTTTGGCATCACCACTGAACAGGTTGCGAATTGTGTTTGCAGACAGGTGCATGCCGTCACGGGTAAAGCCAAGCGCCTGGGCGTTGGCACGCATGATGGCCTGATCACTGGTTGCCGTCAGTACGCTGGTGCCGAGCATGGCGCTGGTCATCAGGTTGCGCAGACCGCCGACAGCCGACGTGAATACACTGGAAGAAGCGGCACCGTTAAGCCCAGCCATTGAGTTAAACATGCGCTCAACCATCTGGCGTTCGTCGTTCATCTTGCCGACTTCTTTCCCACCGGTTACCGCACGCTGATAAACGCGGTCCAGCACCAGAGAAAAGTTACGGGCAGCATCAGGGCCGAACGCTTTAACGACACCAATATCGCGAGATGAAGACTGCAGGTGCGACATCATCACGCCAGCCACCGGCTGCTGCGTGTAGCGCTCCATGTAGGCAAAGTGGGACTGCGCGTCCTTGAACGCCATCACCCTGCTCTGCGATCCACGGTTCTTAATCCCGCCGGTGCCCATGAATGCGCCCGGGTCGATTTTGTTGGCCCCGTCGGTAGCCTTCGTTTCAAAGATCGCTTCCAGCGCCTGGCGATACTCGATGTCATTCATCGGGCTGCCGTCCGGATTAACGTAGTTGCTGCGATCCTGAGTATTGTATACGTCGTCCACCCACGCCTGGCGGGCAAACTCAATCGGAGGCTGTCGTCCTGACAGTCGCGCTTTGGCCTGCTCTGCCACCGGCAAAGACGCCAGCCATTCATCGCGCCCTGCGTTGCGAATAAAATCAGCGTCGTCCACATACGGCAGGTGCCAGTCATCACGCAGGCCGATATCAAACCCGTTGTCGTTCATCTCCTGGCGGGCCCGGCTGGTAACGTCATTCCATACCTGTGCGATTTTCTTCGCCTGCGGGTTGCCGGTGTCTTCGCCGTAAAGCTCTTTCAGGATCTGGAACTGTGCGGACTTTGCCGCCTGCTGGTCGAACAGGCTACGGAAGCGCTGCTCGCCCAGCGCCTTGCTCTGTTCGAAGAATTTGCGGACATCATCACCGGCCTTGAGCAATTCAGCGCTGAGCTGGCGGGACCAGTCCTGATATGCGCCGGTTGCGAGTTCCTCGGCAGACGTCACGTTGATATCTGGATCCTTACCGAATACCTTCGTGCGCCGACCTGCGAAGATAAACTGCTGCAAATTGGCGGGTGTTTGCTGCTCTGGCGGGATATTAGCGTCGAGGGTATCTGTCACCCTGCTGATGGCGATCGCGTTCTGAGCGACGCGCTGGCGCTTCTTATAAACGTCATGCACAACGCGCTGACGCACAAGATCAGCGGCCTCCATGTACGTCTGAGCATCAGGGATGCCAGTCTTGCCTTCTCTGGCATTTTTTTTATGTACCTGGCGCACGGCCTCTTTGATACGGTCCTCAATACCTTTCAGCTCGTCAGCCTTTGGCTGGCGGCCCAGTGTCTGCGCAATGGCTTCAACACATGCCTGTTTCATTATGGATTCCTCAGGAAGCACGCGGCGGCGACTGAATAAACTTTCGATTCGTTCTGCACTGTCTGGATTTGCTCATCAAATTCAGCCAGAACATCAGAGAGTTTCGCCGGTTGCCCGGTGTCGGGATGCGTAATTGTCAGATCTGGATTAGTGGTCGCCATATCGCGCGCCGCCATCAGGTCGTAACTGTTGGATGAAATTGCCTGGCCGGTGTCGGGATCCACACTGACCTGTCCGCCAGTTTCGTCTGCTGCCGTGAATGCACTTTCGGCGCGCGGCGCCGGAGCCTCTCCAGCCAGTTCTGACGGCGCTTCATACCTGACACCATTCTCTTCGAAAACCTGCTGCATTGCATTGTACTGCTCGCTTGCTGATTCCAGCATGCCGGGCCGTGAGGGACCATCCAGCCCGCGCGCCATCATCCCTACGTTCACCGGCTGCCCGTCATTCAATTGCCGGTAAGCTTCGTCCATGGATGCAACATGGCTATTGATGCTCTCGTTGCTGGCATGCAGCACCGGGGACGATTCCAGATCGTAATATAGGCCTTCATTCAGCGTGTGGGCTGCATCAATGTCACTCGGCTTAATGGCCGGATTATCTGGCGCCGCGACAGGCTCTGCCACCGGAGCATGAGAATCAGACCGCACCGGCGCACCAGGCGCATCCGTTACTGGCGCTGCTTCGGATACTGGTGATGACTCTGCGTTTCCATCAGGAACACTCTGCACTTCTGCCGCCGGGATCGGCGCTTCAGTATCTGGCGGTGGTGGTACGTCAGCATTACGCGCGGCCAGGTGGTGAGCACCACCAAATGCACCACCCAGCACCGCATCAACCAGCATCGCCTGGCCGTCGAACACGCGATACTGCTTCGCCATCTCTGTGTAGCCTTTTTCCTCCAGCGTTTCGCCCACTGAATAACGGTTCAGGCCGCCGAATCCGGTGTTGATTGCCACACCTGAAGCGATGCGCGTTGCCAGCGTTGTGCCGACGGCAGCAGGCAAAGCCATGCCGGCCGCGTTGAACAAACTCTGCTGTGTCGCCAGGTTGCGCGCCGTCGACTCGTCTACGCCTTTCCCTTTAAAATCCTGATAGGACTGCTCATACGTCGAGCTGAATGCAGTGGCTGCGCCGACAGTGGGGCCGCCGACAATGGTCGCACCGATCGCTGGTACAAACTGGCCGAGACCGTAAAGCACCTCGGCAGCAGTGCCCTGGCTACCCGCATCAGGCTTCACGTATCCGCGTGCATCCTGCAGTTGCTTGCCGATCGTGTCGTAGGTGTCATTCAGCGCTTTGTCGGCATCAGGGAACATCACCCGGAAGATATTGACCGTCGGCGCAATGTCGGCGGTGAATGCGGGATCGCTGATCAGGCGCTTACTGAATCCAACGGCTGACTGCGCCAGGCCGATAGTGCCTTCCGCCACGCCGCGCACCGGCGCGGCAATTGAACCCTGGAAGAATGTCGGATCATAGTCTTCAGGTCTTGCCGGGTTGGCCGCAGTTTTATCGTCGGTCCAAGCCTGCCCTTCCGGAGCCAGAGAAAATACATCAGACATTATTCGACCCTCACGACGATAGCTTCATTGGTTTTCGGATCCGTAGCCCAGCGCCCGCTGCCGCTTACCAGACGGTACTGGTTGTTGCCGATATTAACCGGGGTGAAGTTTGATGCGGCATTGACGTTCAGCCCGGCATCTTTCAGAGCCTGCTGTGCAGACGCGGTGTAACGATCCTTGAAAGTGGATTTGTCCATGCCGAACGGCATTACCACGTCTCCGCCGTTAAAGCCCTTATACACCCCGCCTGTTGCGTACTGAGCTGCCTTCTCCACTACATCGGAGTTTGCGGCATCAGTGCGTGTCATGGAGGCGTCACCGGACTGATACGCGATACCGGCGTAAGCGGCTTTGAACAGGTTGTAGCTGAGCTGGCGCGCCTGTGGGTTATTGGCGAACGAGTTGCCTACCTGATCATCAAATGCACGCTTTAGCTTATCCTCGCTCGGTAACTGAACCGGAGTAATACCAGCATCCTTCATCGCTTTCGTTGGGTTCAGTAACTGATCGCCGGACAGGATCACCTTCGAAACGTCATACTTGTTCATGGTCGGCTTATAGCCAATGAACTGGCTGTAGGCGATAGACGGCTTGGTGTTGTCGTACTGGTTATCCGGAGTGCCCAGCAGCAACGCAGAATAGGCTGTTGCTGCGTTGTTCGGTGCGATGGCTGACGCGACCTGGCGCATTGCCGGAGCAGACAACGTTTCCCCCATGCTCTGTAACAGGCTGATTGTCTGGTTTACGTCTTTGGTACCGCGTACCTGTTCGGATAGAGCCGCAGCCTCCTCACTGGACAGGATAGGGGCATTGATTCCCAGCGCACGCAGACTTTCCTGTGAGGAGAAACGGTTAGCCACCTCCGCCGTAATGTCTTTAGGGTTGTTGCTGGCGATCGGCTTATAGGCACCAATCTCCACCGCGGCGTTGAACGGGTTGTTCTGGCGCTGGCTGATAACCTTCGTAGCCGCCGCCGAAACCTGGTCGAACAGTTCAGCGCGCGACGCATATCCTTCGCCTGTTTCTTCGGTGCCCGGGCGTAACTGGTCAACGTATGCCGTGATACTGCTGGTCGGCATGTTGCGGAAAGACCCGATGTACTGCCCGGCGATCTGTGTATTGCGGAACTCGGTGTACCGAAGATTGCCTTCACGCACGCCGTATGCAGTGAGGAAGTCGGTCTGCGTTGGCGCGTCAGGGAAATCCACGCCGCGCATGTATGCTGCGCTGGCATCGCGTACCCGGCTGTCTATGCTGGTGCGATACTCCGCCTGCTGCTGCTTGCGGATTTGATCAGCCTGGCGCAGGAAGGTTGCCTGAGCCTCTGGAGAGGCGGCGTCGAATGCCGCGTTCCCGGTATAACGCTTAGTGCTCGTCGGGAGCTGAGACAGTCCGATTGCCGCGCTGACGCCGGTGGCGAGTTGCTGATCGCTGTATGGCTGGCTGCCGTTCTCATGCTGGATGATTGAAGCGCACAGAGCCTTCAGCGTGTCAGGGTTTGATGCATCCAGTTGTTGATCCGGTGTCACGCCAAGCTGAGCGCACACTGCCTGGATATACGCATCGGTATTGTTATTGTCGGACGGAGGCGCCCAGCGGTTAATGATGTCGCTGACGGTATCAATCCCCTGCCGCTGGTAAGACAGCAGGTTACGGCCCAGCGCGCGGATGCCGTGCTCTGGCGTTTCGAATTTGGCAAAGCGACCATCGTCACCGGTCTGACCAACCCAGGGATTCGTTTTGCTGTACTCGAGGTTTCCGGGGTTGTTATTGCGAATGCCACGCGCGCTATCGCCTGAACCGCCTTCCGATACCGCACGACGTGAGCCAACAGCCGTATCGCTCAACTCACCGTTACTTTGGATGAATTCGATCGAGTTATTCGCTGACCACTGGGAAAGTGATGCATCAGCAACCTTTTCCTTAAACTCGATCTTCTTGGCCTGAATCTGCTCAGAACTCCAGCCATGCGCGGCGCCATAGTCGTCTATCTGCTGGAATGTCTGCTGGTTGTACAGCACATAGTTAGCGTTGTCGCCATATGCTGACGCCGCCAGCTTCCCGTTGTTCGCGAGCGTAGCCTGGAACTGACCTTCTTCGTAGGCATTGAGCTGGCTGATCTCGTGCCGCCCGGCCTGCGTCGTAAACTGAATGCGCTGCTGCTGTGCCTGCTGCATGAACCCGGCGCGGGCACCTTCCGGCAGGGTCATGGCGATCTGTTCTGCCTGTGAATCAAACTGCTGGGTGTACTCCTGACCCTTGCCCAGTGCATTTTTACCCTGAAGATTCAGCAGCCCGGTATCAGGGTTGGTCAGCAGATCACTCGATACCTGGCTGAGCTGCAGTGATGCATCCTGCGCCTGTGCGACATCTGCCCGTTGCTTGGCCTGCGCGAACATGTCGATCGCCTTTGGGGCTACCTGAGAAATGACATCGCCGACATTCGGCTGTTCGAACGCCTGAAATCCTGGTGACTGGAATCCGCGGCTTTCAACCTGGCGACCGGTGACTGTTGGTACTGTTGGCATTTCGATGTCTCCTTATCGCCCGGTTGGTGTTCCGACGGCGGCGCTGATTGGCGCTGCTTTCTGCGTGAACGGGGACCACGTTCCACCGCCCATCTGATATGCGCCATAAGCCTGCAGAGGCGCGGTGAGCAGGGTCGTCAACGCCCCCATATTCCCCTGCTTGCGCGATGAACTGGCCTGGGATTTGTAGTTCTCAGCCTGAACCTGATAACCGTATGCCTCACGCTGGGCATTGTTAACGGTAGTCAGCGCGTCCAGAGCGCCGAACTGCGCTGTATCTCCGAAGATGTCCAGAGAGCCACCAGTAGACAGGTCTGCACCGGTCGCGCCCATCGTAGCGGCCTGCGTCCCGGCAGCCTGACGGTTACGCCGACGGACCTCATCAGCCTGCGCATTCCCTCGGTTAATCGAATCCTGAGCCTGGGCCTCTGCAACGTCCGCATTCTGTTCCGCGACCGCTGCCGTATATTTCCCTGACTGGTACTGGTTATAAGCTGAGACGCCACTCAGTGCGACGCTGGCGCCAGCAAGAGCGATAGCCGGGCTACACATTATTTTCTCTCCATGTGGAAGCGATGGAACGGAAGACCATGAATGCCGAACGGCTGAGGTTCTTCAATGGTGAATCCCAGCCAGTGCAGCCAGGCGCGAGCGGCGTAGTTGCGGGCATCAACATAGTTTTCAAGATACGGGTAAACAGTCAGCATTGCATTGACCACCTTCCCGCAGCGGCGCAGGAAGGTACGCTGGTATTTCTCCAGCGCATCGGTGCCCACCATCCAGGGAATACCGTTACCGCCGATCATGGATGCCGGCGCCACGCCGAAGATGGTCACCACCTCGCCGTTTATCAGCCCGGAACAGGCAAAAGTTGACGTGCGAAGACCGGTTTCAAGCACGCGCCGCGGGCTCCACCCATTTGTTGCCTGGAATTCATCAACATCCGCCTGGCGAACATGCGGCAACATGGCTTCGAGATGCTCTGCGGTGGCTGGTACGATCTGAGCTTTAATCATCAGAATCCCCCAACCGTCATACGCGGCAGGACCGCAAGAACCGAAAGCGGTAGTGGATCGAGCTGGCGCACCTTAACGCGTCCGTTTTTATCCCAGTTGCTGTCGAGCTTCACCTCCACCTTTCCGGTAGCGTCATCAACTGGATCGTCGTAGAACTCAAATTCACGCTGAGGATACTCGTACCATTCACCGCCAGGCGTGGTTGCCCAGATACCGCGGCTGGCGTTGACCACCATCGTAACCGTGGGGATAACCTGCTTTTTATCCAACAGCGTTTCCTGCCCGTTGATGTTGATGTCCAGCGTTTCGAATTCAGCCGTGATCGGTAGTCCGATATGCACCACTGCGCCAGGTGATTCCAGAGTGATAGCGCCACCAGATACGGTTTTCTGTGGCTCTACGCTGGCATCTGAGAGGATATTTACTGTCTGGCCTTCGAGGTGCGACAGGCCGCTGAAAGTCTGGCGCGCCATCTGCCAGTTTGTTGTCGCCGCATTGCGCAGCACCGCCGGTACGTTACGGTTAAAGCGAACAACTACCGCCGTGGTGCTGGTTATGGAGAGGATGTCGCCGCGCAGCTCTTTCGCTACCACCTCGCCAGTATCTGGATCTGTCTCTGAATACGGGAACTGGATCTGCGCACCAACGTCCGTGCCAACGAAATACGCTCCTCCGCCGATCGTCACCGGGTAGTCAACCTGATAGCTCCAGTCGCCGGTGCCTCCGCTAATGGTCATCGTACGAGTTGTGGTATTACGTCCGTCATAGCTTAGCCCGCAATCGACAAAGAACGCATCTTCATCACTGGTAAACAGTCGACTGGAAAGGCGTTCGATGTAACGTTTAGTCTGTCCGTTGATGGTGCGGTTAACCACGAAGTAAACAGCATCCTCGCTGCCTTCGCTGATGGAGCAGGTGCTTTCGTACTTTCCGGTGCTGGACTGTGGTGCCCAGGCGAATACCTGCTGATCTCGCAGATAGGTAAGCACCAGCAGTTTTCCGTCGTCGCGAATGCAGAACGCGCTGCTGTATGGCACGATGCAGAATGACCAGTCGACAATGCTGCGTTTCTGGAAAAGGTGGTTTGCCAGTATGGTCAGGTCAGTGCCCTGGTACCCGTCGACGTCGAAGGAGTAAGCCAGATCACGGACCACGTTTCCCTTCTCCTGGATGAACAGCGCAATGTTTGCCACTGCGATCGGTGGTACGTTGCTGGAGCCGTTGTTACCCTGAGAACTGAATGAGAAGGCCGACGGCGTGAGGACCTTATTCTGGTCTCCGGATATCGTATATTCACCTCCTGACGTCAGCGCGACCAGGTTTCCTACATCGATAAGGTGACGGATCTCATTCACCTGGCGCCCGGCGTAGGTGTAGATGATGCGATCGTCATCCTGTATTGGGTTGCTCTTGCCGAAGTCTTTATAGTCGCCCGTCCGGCTCGCCCAGATGGTTTGCGGGTACGCAGTAGACGCGGCGAAATACAGGCGTTGCTGGTAATACACGACCGTACTCGGATAGCCGTTTACGCTGTTCCATGCATACCGCGCCCACTTGTAGCTGCTGTTTGCTGAGCCAACCACCTGTGAAGGGATGTAGCTAACCACCGTAGCAGTGGCTGACAGTCCGTCGCCAGCAACCGCTGTGATACGTGCCGTGCCGAATCCACTGTGGAGATATTCCCACTGGATACCGGTATCGCCACCCCACCCATCCCAGGACATACCTTCAGTATGGGATGGTCGCAGCGTGCCGGTTTTTCCGCCAGTATTGGCCCTGTAGTAGTTACTGTCTGCGCGTCGCACATCGTTGATGGCTGTGTCTTTGCTCGTTTCCCAGACGGGAACGGAGTCAATCGCTGGCTGCTCAAGGTAAAACAGTTTGCCTACCTGCTCAGCGCCGAATATGGCAGAACTGGCAGTCAGCGTAATGGTTCCGGTGCTGGCGCTGGCGTAAACCTTTACTGACTCGTCAACGTTGATATCTTCGAAGGGTCCGTTTTTTGTGGTGACGTCGACGATCTGCCAGTTGTCGTGTGCGTAGCGGCGCAGTTCCTTCGGTGGGTAGGACGGATGAACCAGCGTAAGCACGTCGGCGCTCTGCGTGAATTTGATGCGGAAAAGGTCTGCCTCAGCATACGGCATAGCCAGTTCGTAGATCACATTGCTGCTGTTCAGCACATACGCACCGTCTTTGATAACGCGCATGTAGTTGTGCCCGAACTCCAGCGCATAGGTCTGGACGGTCGAGAACTGGAAAGGGATAAGGCGGCATTTGCGCGTCGGGTATTTGGCTTCGCCGACGAAACGCGTGCCCGGGCGATTCTCCACACCGCCATACTGACGCACGATAAAGTTATCGCACTTGCGCAGCGCCACCTGATACTTCGACATATCGATACGCCCGTACAGCGACGGGCCAATCTCACCACCGGCGAAGCTCGGCTGGATCCAACTGAAAGCCATTATGACAACCTCGCTGCGGTGAACTCGTCCATTGGCGGCTGCGGCTCCTGCGATTCGTTCTGGCTGTGCGAGCCAGCGCTCAGGATTACACTGCGGTACATCGTCAGTGCGTTGTTGCCGAGATCTGCGCTGCCGGTCAGTGGCATGTTGATGGCTGCGGCCAGACGCCAGGACAGCGCCTCCATGAAGATTGCATCGAACATGTTCACGTCGGTGACGCGCGCGATGTACTTCAGCCACGCCTGAGGCTGATCGGTGTAGATCAGCTTTCCGGTTCCATCGGTATCCGCCCCAACCTCATAGTTGATGCGCATGGCCGCCGTCGGATTACGGATACCGGGCACCATAATTTCGGTGATGCGCAGGCAGTCAGTCGGGTACTGGTAGGAATAAGCCCAGTCCGGCGGCGGATTGTTGGTGTCGGCCAGAGCCAGGCGTTTGGTGGCAAAGTTCCAGTCGAAGTCCGCCAGCGCAGCATCGCGGCAGGAATCGAAATGCAGTGAACACTGCCCGGCTTCTTTGCTGGCCTCGGTCAGGCTGTTAATGCTGCGGCTGTTGCCGATATTGCTCAGCGCGCGGTTGCAGATCTCGATAACGGAGGCCATTAATCATCCTCCTCACCATAGAGAGTTTGCGCTGCAGTCTTACTCTTCTCACCTGACACAGGCGAGATCGCCATGTCGGTGATTTGCAGACTGGCATCGTGCCGGACACCTTCACCATCTTCCCGAGTCGACATACTTTTGATGATAGCTTTGGCGGAGATCATCACCTCAGTACCGACAGGCTGCGGCGTTGCGCCGAGTTTCTTCAGTGTTTCATTGTCAAGATTGATGCATAGACCCCACGGATAATCGTCACGGGTTTTTGTTTCACCAGATTCATCCTGGTAGCTGTCGGTGCCGGTTTTGAGATTTACCAGATCCATGATGGACTCCTGCAATAAAGGGGCCGAAGCCCCTTGTTTTATTAGCGAGGCTTAGACGCCCAGTTTTTGCCGTTCTTCAGCAATACGTTCTTTGATCGTTTCAACATTCATGTTGCCAGGTTTCTTGTTGAAAAGTTCTTCGTACTGCTGGCGGAGCGCGGCTTCATCTTCACTGAAGGTATTGGCATCTTTACTGCCGGTATCTTCCTGGCCCTCATCGTCATCCTGTGGTTCAGGATTAGAGTCAACGGGCACGATTCCGCGCTTCTGGTCTGCCTTCTTCTTTGCCGCCTTCGCCGCTGCGTTAATCGGCTCCAGCGCCGAACCTGGTTCCCCGTCATATTCAATCTCTGAACCTTCCGGCCAGAGGTTGTTGTGAATATGGGATAAGCGCAGGACGCGGTATTTTGCTTTTTCCATTGCTGTCACCTTAGCCAGTCACTTTGGAACGGATTGGGTAGTATGGAGTGTTGTTGTCAACATCCAGGTTGATACCCGCGGTGAATGCGCCAGCTGTCAGCGGGCCGGTTGCAACCACATAGTTCACGCGAAGATAGCGCTGAACACCTGCAGGCACCTTCGTAGAGAACAGGCGCTTGCCAGCAGCCAGGGCTGCCAGTGCCAGCGTGCCGCTGTCGTAGATGGTGGTCCAGGTGGAGTTATCCGGGCTAGTCTGCAGTTGAACATTCAGGGTCGCAGCACCTGCAGCGGTTGCAGTGGTGTTCACGGTTGCCCAGAACTCCAGCGGGTAACCAACGCCGATATCGCGGCGGGTGCCGTCGATAGGGCCAAGGTCGATAACGTCAGTTGAAGCAGCAGAAGCCGTAACCGCCTGCGCTTCGGAGAACATCAACAGTTTGTCGGTGATCATTTTCTTTCTCCATTCATGGGCCGGTTAAGGCCCATCAGTTAATGACAGGCGTTAAACAACGCGCGCTTCTGTTTCAAGAATCGCATCGGTTTCACGGATTGGGATGCCACGGAACGCGGTCCACCATTCTCCTTCAGTCTCTTTTACGGTCAGGGCAAGGGATGCCTTATCCAGAGACTGAAGGTCGAGAGCCTGGGCAACGGTGCGGTTCATATAAAACACTGGTTTGCCCATGCCACGGTTTGGAATGCGGTGCAGTGCCTTAACCATCAGGCTTACGATGTTTGCGGCTGAACCAGGAACAGACAGATCGCTTACATCGATGTTGGCGACTCGGACGACGTATCGCCAGTCACGCAGGCTCAGGCCGTTATCCCACTTGTAGTGGGTGCGATAACCTTCATAGCGGCCACCATTGGCATCAAACAGCGTCTCCTGGCCTTTATCTTCCATCTGCAAACCAGCCTTTTGGCCTTTAGGGAAGATGCCGTGAACGGTATTTTCACCCCACACCACCAGCCAGATTGAGGTGTTATCTGTGCCGGTACCGCCAGCATCGATAATGTTCTGACCATTGCCAGCTGATTTGCTGGAGTAACGTGAAGACAGCCCCATGAACTGCTGCGGGTTCACGCTGGAGTCACCGTAGAAGAGAGTCTGAGCCATCTGCTGATTCATGCCTTCGATGAAGGCGCGATCTTCCGACAGGCGGAATTCAGCAGTATTTCCGTTCAGATCTGCCAGAGACTTATCAACTTCCGCATAGGTTTCCAGCATGCCAACAGCATCGGTTACCTGTACGGTCGTAGATTTGCTTGGCTGTACACCGTAGTTCAGCAGTCGCCAGGTAGCCTGCGGCAAGCCAGAGCGAATGGTGGTGCGGTGACCGGTTGGCAGGTTGCCTTCAACGATCAGCATGTCCTGCAGGATCGGGTTGGTTTGACCGAGAAGCTCGATAATTTTATCGATTTTCCCGTTTGGGTCGATGCGCTTACCCCAGTCTGCCAGCGTCAGCGCAGTTAAGCCTTTAACAGCCATGGTTATATCCTCTCTTATTTGCCATAGAGCACTTCGGCCGCACTACGCTGGCCTTGATTACTGCCATCGACCATGCCGTCTTCAGACATGGCTTTACCGATTTTGATGAAGGTCTTGACCAGCTCCGGGTGATTCCCCAGGCCAGTACCTTCCAGATATTCTTTCAGCTCAGGCGTGCCGAACAGGTCCAGCGCGCGCTGCGCAGAACTGAGGTTCGCGGTCAGCTTGTCGCCGCCGATCTCCTTGTCTGCCTTCACGTCAGCAGCCCACTGCTCGGTGGTTTTCTGCCAGGCTTCCGCCTGCTGCTGCTGCACCATTGGCATGATCTTGGTGCCGTACAGGTCGACCATCTTCTGAGCCTGCTCATTGGTCAGGTTCAGCTCACGGGCGATAGGCTCGAACTTCTCCAGCGCTGCGGTATCAAGCTCCTGCCCTTCAGCAGGCTTGAACTCATATTTCTCCGGCGCGCCTTCTGGCTTCTGCTCTTTGTCGTCAGACTTGACTACTGGCTTATCACCATCAGAAGGCTTGTCGTCCTGAGGCTTGTCGCCTTCAGTACCGGGCTGCGGCTTACCGCCTTCTGGTTTGGCAGGGTCACCTGCAGGAGCATCGGTAGCAGGTTCGGCTGGCTCAGACGGTGCCGGTGCAGCGCCACCATCAGCAGGTTGCTCATTGCAAAGACGGCGATGCAGCAGACGATCAAATAAGTTCATTGGTTATCTCCTTAAACCGGGATCGTTTTGGCTTTGAGTTGCGCCAGAACTGCGACAAGAGTGGTGCGCAGTGCAGTGGTATCTGTCAGCAGCGCGTTGTATTTGGCGACCAGGTCGTTGTGGTCAGTGAGAAGACCAGCAACGTCTGATGCTGAAGAGTTGGTATCAGCGGTAGCTGTCATTGCGGCCGGTGCCGCAATCGTTGCGCCCAGCTTTACGCCGCCGTAATCAGTCGTGGTCGGAGCGCCAACTACTGCCGGAGCAGGATCCGGAACCTCAACCACCTGGTTAGGACCATCGAAGCGCACGACGCGCTGGGTTTGTACCTGTGTCATAAATTGTCCTCACCGGCCTCTGCGGCCATCGTCAGATACTGATCGGGGCAGTGCGCCATGACGCGTTGAAGCAGAACCAGAGCCAGGTTGCGCTGCCCTTCGTTGAATGCTGTGATGTGCGGGTCTACGTTGAAGCAGGCACCGAACACCTGGCCTTTCTCCAGCAGCCCCCACACGACGCGGCGGCCCTGCTCGCTACTCATGACGAACTGGATATCTTCGATATCGCGCTGAGCCAGAAGCTGCTGTTTGGCTTCCAGTTCCGCTTTGCGTTCTTCATCGTCGATATACGTCATTGCTGCGGCGCTCCTGCTGCGTTAGTGATTGCGGTAAGTGCGCTAGGGTCTGCGGTCTGGGTTTCGCTAAGCGTCTTCGCTCCCTGCGCCGCTGCCTGGCCCATAGCCATTGCCTGAGCTGCCTGCTGCTGCTTGGCGCGCTCTTCACGAATTCCCTGCACCTGTTCCTGCGGAACGATGACGGTTGGCGATACGCCGGACATTTCAGAGAACGCGTCGATAGCCTGATCCACGTCGAGCTTGTCGAGCGCTTCAGGTTTGAACTGTGCGAGCTGGCCGATAAAGCCAACTGTCTGCGACAGGCTGGTGAGGCCGATAGATTTCTGCGCCTGCGCCATCACGGAGATGTACTCAATGCGCAGCGGCATCCCCTGCATAACGTCAGGCGGAGGCGGCAGCATGTTCTTGCGCGCCATGATGGAGAACACGCGGTCGATAAGCGGGTTCAGAGCCTCGTCGTTCAGGCGCTCCAGCACCGGACCGAGCATCAGCAGCTTCTCTTCCTTCATCTCGATCACTGCTTCCACCGGCATTGAGCGGGTGTTGATGTTCTGCAGCATCATGAAGAGGTCGACAAAGTAGGCGCTGTTGATGGTCTGGCGGGTGTCCTGGATGTCGGCCAGCAGATCGGCGGTATTTGGGTTAACCAGATACGCAGGTTTGAAACCGTCCTGACCGCTCAGCACATCGAGATAGGTCACATCGCCAGGCAGCAGGGAGACGCGCTGATTCTTCAGCGACGTCGGGGCGACCATTGGCGGGTTAGTGGCCTTGTCGATCAGCTGAGCTTTGCGTTTCTGCTCAACCTGCAGCGCTTTAACCTGGCCCAGCGCCAGCATTCCCGGGCAGGAGGATGCATAAACGTCCTCGCCGTTCACTTCCCAGCGCGGCGCCAGGACAGGGAATTCATCGAACCCGGATTCACGCAGCAGCTTGTCGGAGTCGCCGCCAGTCTCGAAATAGACAGAGCGGAACGGCTTGTTTTTGCTGTCCATCTTTCCGCTGTCGCGGTTGATGTTTGGCGTGATGCAGTGGTTAACCTCGATCCAGTTTTCGTATGTGCCGTTTTCCCACTGGCTCTTCACTGATGTGCTAACGTTGTCCAGGCCGAATTCCTGCACCAGCTGGCGCACGGTCATGGAGAACTGGCGGAAGGAAGTGTCGACGCTGCCGCGCGGGCTGTTCGCCAGGTAGTAGCTGCCGATCGGGAAAGGCATTGTGCGGATCACGTCCTGGTCATCTTCCAGCACAGCCATAGCGGCGGTGCCGAAAGTACCCAGGCTGGCGTACATGACAGGCAGGGACTGGTACAGATTCGACTTGTTGAACACTTCGTTCATGCGACGCTGCACGACTTCCAGCCAGACCTTCACAGGGCCGTAATCCATCATGTCAGGGTCTGGCGTTGCCAGTTTGAACCACGGACGGGCCGGACTGGTGATGCCCGACATCATGCCACTGGACAGGATTCGCTGAGCCATTGAGCCGGTAGGGTCAACAATTTTGGTGTTGCGACGATCGTCACGGTTAACGTCAGACGTCAGGAAGCGGGAACCTCGCGGATTGATAAAGTCGCTCAGGTCGCGCCAGTGCGGCTCGAACGATGTGCGCTCATTCTTCAGCTGTGCGAGCTGCTTTAGCAGCCGCTCTTTTTCGGTTTCCGCCATCTGCCAGATCTCCGTTACTGACCGAGCAGCGTTTTACCGCTGGTATTGGCGGTGGAAGTATCGCCCTGCGCACCGGTGAGCATGGTCGAGTTACGACCTGCAGCAGCACGGCGGCGGCGTTCTTCGTCATCGCGGGCACTGACCACAGCGGCGTCCTGCTCCTGAGGTGCGGCCTGAACTTCTGGTGCCGCTGGCACTGATGGCTTGCTGCCGATACACATAGCGATAACCTCACACACGATTAAATTATTACCAATTTAACCATATACGGATTATTTTACGTAGTATATTGACATGTTGCTGTGTAATTATTACCCTTCAGGTAACACAACATGAAAGCGCACTTCGATATCGGTTCTGTGAGGTCTTGTCGCTAAATCAAAACTGGTGAGTGCGCTTCCAGGTGTGAGCAGTACGGCATATGGCGCATGTGTCGCAGCGGTCTGGCGGGGTCCTTGATGCTACTTCCCCCGAGCAGGTAGCCGGAATGTGCAAGTCAATGCTCTCGGTATGCACGGACATGACGACTCACCATCGTGGCGATACGGTGTGACACCTCGGAAGAGACGAGGATGCAACTGAAAGAGCGCGGGCGTGAAAAACTGTACCCTTCGACTGCTGTAGTAACCAATCCCAATGGTGGCAGGCAAAGCATGGTGAAGGTGGACCGCTCTTTTTCAGTTGTGGTGAATGGCGGGGCTGACCGTCAAACGGTTGAGAAAAGATAAGCAGGCGAAACGTTCTAAGCGAGCATATGGACTGATCGAACGCGGATGGAACGGGCGGTTACGATATTGAAACACCGCGCCACTGAGCTGGAGTTCAGCACCAGCCACCACAAACGAATCACGTTAGGACCGTGGTAACCGTAGTGCCAGTACTATTGCTGTGTAGTTTTGGCGGTGGCAGTTGCTCCCACTTCTGACCACCGCCCTTTTTACAGCAGAACGCCATTCCGATGACGTTGCGCTGTAAACCCTGCATCACCCGCCAAGGAAGGCACTCCGTAGACCCTTGCTTCCAGTTCGCCCGGCTCGTCCGGGCATTTTTTTAAGGTGAATAACATGCCCAAATCAGTCGAAAATATTCTTAAGCAATCTCCCGCTGAAGAGATTCGCCGCGAGAACCTATACCACACGAAATTGCAGTGCCTTGCTGAAGTACTCGGCCGTCAGTCATTCGTTGATGAAAAGACTGCTGAACTTACGGCCAAAGCCATCAACGCCGCTTTTGATAAAATTACTTTTTAGCGCCGTGACATGTCACAATCAGCCCGCCGATGAGCGGGCTTTGTGTATACTGCCTGAATGGGATTAATGGGGAACAAATATGCAAGAACAACATTTCTCACACGAAAACGAGCTGTTAGCCATGGCTCCGCTTAACGCTGAAGGTGACAACCAACTTTTCATAAAGCAACGTGTTCACCTTACTGGTGCGGGATACGTGCAGTGGGATTTCATCCTAGCCGGTGGCATTGACTGGCACTTCACCATGGAAATCATCAATCTCAGAACTGATCTTCAGTTGAGAGAGTTTAAGCAATTTATCCGCTCTGAGCTTAGGGAAATCATCGATCGGCCAATCGAACAAGACCGCTAATTCCAGTATGTTATTCGAGGTAGCTATGTCAAAACGCAGACTGAGCGCCAGGATAAAGAAGCGCAGAGCAGCAGACCAAGAAGTGATGGAAAAGATGCATGACATCTTCCAGAAGGTTAAAAAGTGCGAGCATGAGCTTACAGATACCATCCTGAGCACTCCGTATTTCAAGGCCCGCTAATGCGGGCTTTGTTATTTCCACGGGTCGTAATCCGTAACTGCCTTACCCTGTTGGCTCTCCTGCCCAGGAATGCGCAGGCGCTTCGTGACCGGGAAAGCAAACGTCAGCAGCAGCGCGTCACCCTTGCCAGGCGAGCGGCCTAAGCGCTCCTTAATATCTTCCTTCGGCTCAATGACGATCTTGCCGTCCACCCTGACCTTGTACTCTGCCGCCGACAGGTCATCAGCCGTCTCCTGGTCGTCCAGCGCGCCGCCGAGTTTCAGCCACGTTTTGCAGCTGTTGAACATCTCGCCGCGCTTATTGAGCATCTGCGGGTCGGTCGAGCCTCCGCCGAACGGAATTAGCTGCCACGTCCGGCCCCAGCCGTCACCGATGGACTTCAGCCCGGTGCCGTAACCGAAGTCGATGAACACCGCGTCAGCCTGATACTGGTCCTCAAAGTCAGCGATGCGCTTCGCCATAATCAGATCGTCAGTAGTCTTGTTGCCGGTCCAGAGCACTTTGCTGTGCAGCCCCTGGCGCAGGTATATCACCGCGTCATCCACGCCGGAATAAGCGGGGTCGACGCCGATAATCACCGGAGCGTGCGCCACCTGCGCAGCGGTCACTACGCGCTTCATCGCCTCGTCAGTGAGCCCGGTCGGGATAAACTGGAGTTCAGACGCGTCAGGGAAGATCCCCCGCACACGGACCTTCACGAAGTCGCTGTCCTCGCCGTAGTCATCCACCCATTTCTGGAGCTGCTGCTTATTCGTGCCTTCGACGGTACGGCTGTCAATCTGCGCGCACTTCCAGCGGTGCCTGTATTTGCGGAAGCATGCGCGGAAACGCCCGGTGTTACG